CTAAATAATATGGTTCTTTACTTGGTTCTTTACTTGGTTCTTTACTTGGTTGTTTATATAATAACTGAGTGCAGAGAGAAATATATTTTTAGTAACCTTATCCTTTATTTTGTTAATTTCTAAATCAAGATCCTTGATGTAATTCTCTGAGCGTAGATCTACAACCAAATTACGGACACCTTCGAGTTCTGGATATAACATCACAATCTTATCAAGGTTGCCAAATAATTCTGTTGCGCGTGATGGATCCTGTATAACAAGATCAGCAATAGCTCTAATTAACTGTTTATCTTGTAGAGTTTTATCATCTTGCATAACTCCCTCCCGCTTTTAGTACTTTGATAATCATATTTTGTAATGTTCTAGCGTCTCTATTCTTAAATTCAAGTTCACATATTGTATGCATCTTCTTTCTGAGTATGGGTTTTACTTCATCACGTCCGTCAAGTGACCACATTTTAACCGATTCTAACTCTAATTCTAGCACTAATGCTCCCGACGTTGTAGTGACCTGTAAAGTTTCAGAAGGTTTACCTGGTTCACTCCATAATGCTACGTCTCTGCTAGGTGTATGACCTAGTCCTGTAGCACGTTGGGTCATACCTAAAGCCGTCACTGAAAGCACTGAACATCCGGGGTCGTCCGATAAAACAGCAGCATATTTTCCTGGCCACCTTTGTGCAATTTGCGGTCCGTCGAGTAAGAGGCAGACAACTAAATTTGGACCAATTGCCCTAACAGCCTGAGCTACGGGTTCTTGGCGCGCTAAATCCTCACAAACTAATGGGCAAAGAATTACACCATCAGATGTCTCTAATGTTGTTAGTTTTCTTCTTCCTACAGCAATATTTTCCCACCACTTTTTACCGGGATTTAACGATGCAGCAAGATTGTAATTTCTCAGTTGGTTTCTGTCTAAAAACCATCTGTGATGTTTTTCCTGAACAATATTATTAAAAGCAATAAGATCTTCACCAACAAACCCTAGCACTGCCGTATTACTTCCATTTATACCATCTTTACCATATACGCCAGAAAGCAAAGATGGTGCATTTTTATTAAAAATTTCATGAAGTTTTTTTGTGAAAGAACTAAATTGGTATTCAGAAAGAGCACACTCAGGAAAAACAATTAAGTCAATGAATCCTACTCTTTTCAAGGCAGAGAGGATGAATGATAGAAAATAGTTTAACTCAAAGTCATCGGTAGGATGATAATCAAAAAAATCAAAGTAATCATCCATGTTTTTGTTTACATTAGTTGATGGTGTGAAATATTCATCTTTTACAACAAAAGGCCACGGAATGACTAGAATGTTATAGTTTTTCTTAGCGTGTTTGATCTTATCAACTTTGTTAATGTTATGAGTATATTTTACTGCCGGCTTTATATAGGTTAGGTTTTGCGTTAAATTATTTAACGTTAATCCCGACTGTGGAGTGTTATACTTCCAAGCTACAACTCCAAATTTTGGGTCGTTATCAGCCAAATTAATAAACGATGTGCTGTAGGTTGGATTTTTCATAGCATATAACTTGTAGTTAATATCCCTCGCCATCATTGAGCCAGATACTTCTATGTTAATATTTTTTCCAGATTTTTTACAAAATAATTTATCAATTGATATTATTAAAGAAAATACTGACTCGCAGAATATACTCTCATTCATTAATTCATAGATGCATTTATCAAAATTTCTTTGATTGAATACATTATCTAAATGTTTTTTTAGCAAAAAATTCGCATCAGTGAATGTTCCTTTGTTTGCGATTACAAAATCTAAATAACTTTTCCAAGAATTCACTAAACCATCGCAATTTTTATTATTAACTTCCGTCCATGTGATATGATCCTGAGGGGAAACTAATAATCTATATTTATCAGTATATTCAATTGCTGAGTATAATATTAGAAATATATTTGGCGGCCAAGATAATATCTGATTGAAGGACTGATTGTCAGGAGTAGTGAAAGAACGCTCATAATTATATTCATTATGTTCATCAATATCAACATTTGGGAAGAAGTTTTTAATAAATCTTATTAAATTCATGATTATCCATTTTTAAAATAAAAACCCATCATGCTTTTAAGTTATTCATGAAAACCAGATAAGAAAAACTTAAAAAATACATTTGGCTATACCTTTGAGAGCATCAGAGATTATAAATGTAACTAAGTGGTGTCATCAGTTGAATTCGTGATATTCATAACTTCATGCTACCGCCCTCAGCGGCATAAGCCCTGCCAGTTATAGAAATTGTATCACCTTTTCGTTTATCTGAGGACAGGATAAGGCGCTCTAACTAGTTTTTGTACAATTTTGTATCATTACAGCTACAACAAGCCACCTGAAACTCTAAATATTGGTTAAAAAACACTCTAAATTAGAACTGTTTTGTATTATGAAAGAGATTGCACCGTTTCCCTAAACATGTTCAGAGGTAAAGGGATGCAATCTAATCTGCCTAATCCGGCAAGGGCTTGATGGCATCTCAGAGTTACTTTATCAGCCTTCCGTTGGCCAAGCTCATCGCTAATAGCAATTCCTTTATTACGAAGCAAAAGTCTTTGCCATTTGGTCATTTGAAAGTGCCCGAAAGTCAGTATTTCACTCTCAGTCGACGTTCAAATTTAGACGTGCATGTTACAAAATATTGTAATATCAAGTGCCCATTAAAGGATTAAGCCTAAGTGCCTCTTCTAGATGCTCCGGTGCAAAATGAGCATAGCGCATGGTCATTTTGATATCTGTGTGGCCCAGCACGCGCTGGAGAACTAAAATGTTCCCGCCGTTCATCATAAAGTGAGATGCGAAGGTGTGGCGTAACACATGCGTAAGCTGGCCAGCAGGTAACTCAATATCTGTACGTTCCAACGCGGAACGGAATGCGCCATAGCAACTCTTAAATAACCTGCCTTTTTTAACTTCTGGCAAAGAGTCATGAAGTTCTTCACTAATGGGGATTGTTCTGTTTTTCCGACCTTTGGTCTTTGTGTAAGTGACTTTATATTTTGTGACCTGGCTTCTATTCAGTTCTTCTGCCTCGGACCAACGAGCGCCGGTTGATAGGCATAATTTAACAATGCAAACGAGGTCAGTATTATTTTCTCTGCCGCATTCATCCAATAACTGCCCGATCTGGTCTTTCGTCAGAAATGCCATTTCACTTTCTTCTGTACGGAAAGGGCGCACATTCTTGATCGGGTTTTCGCCTTTCCATTCCCCCAAACGGCCAAGCTCATTAAAAACAGCCCTAAAATATGCCAGCTCAAGATTAATAGTTCGGGGAGCTACTTTCTTCACTCTGTTAGATCGTGCGTAGTCGCCAGAAAGACGTTTTTCGCGGTAGCGGGAAAACATCTGAGCATCAAATTCCCTAGCGAGTGGTTGTCCCATGCATTCGTAGGCATGAGTCATAGCGTCCTGCCGTCGTTCGCCATCTTTTAGAGTGATGCCGTGGGCTGTGTACCAAGCTTTTATCAACTCCAGCAAAGTACGGTTATCCTCCTTTTCCTCCTGCCACGGTTTTGTAATAGTGTGTTGCTCGAATGCAATTGCCTCACCTTTGGTCGCGAATTTCTTGCGTATGCGTTTGCCCTTTGCACCATTGGGATACAACTCGCACAGCCACCATCCATCAGCTTGTTTCCTGATAGTCATCAGTTTACCTCTGTATAAATCCCGACGACGCGCCCAAGAGTTTTGATCTCATCAATACCGCATTCAAAGGGAACTTTTCCGCCAGCAACGTGCAATTTTCTTGCCGGTAATAATGTCAAATCACGGATGCTGATAGAGCCTTCTATATCTACCAACCATGTGCCATCAGAAAGGGATGCATCTTTTTCCACTACATGAGTTTTACCATCGGACTTAACACAAATCGGGTGAGTAAGAACCTTACCAAAAAGCTTGTAATCAATGTTCAAAGAGCCGTTTTCAATAAGGTTTCCTTCACTTAAAGTGAATAATTCAAGGGCTGGATAAGTTTTTTGGGTATTTTCGGCGTTTACTTCTCTTTTTGACGTTTGACCTTCTCCTGTTAATAACCAGCGCGTATCTATTCCAGTTTCTAAGGAGCAATGAACAATGAAGTCATAAGAAATGGAACCGCGTGTATACCGGTTTTGTAGGGAGCTTGCCGCGATATTGAAGTGCCTAGCTAGCTGGACTTTTTGGCTAAATCCGTATGCTTCGCAGATTCGGTTAAGAACATCTTCATTACTAATACCAGCATCTTTTTTCATAAAATACGTACCCACGTATTGATTAATGCGGTTTTACGCATTAAAGTGCGGTTAAGCCTGAGTCATTGATGGCAATAATTGACAAACAGTGGCAACCAATGACGAGAAATTACTAAAAAGGAAATGATGCATTATGACCGTCCTTATTACAATTAAGATCCCGCGTGCAACTGTGCACCCAGAAGAGTTCGCAGCCCTCGAAGGTATTTCTGTTCGCACAGTTTATCGCCAGACAACCGGCGAAAACCCTCGCATTCCTATCGAACCGCGCACTATTAAGAAAGGCAACAAGCGTGCTGGTGGTCCTATCAAAATTCTTTACGCCCGTTACAAAGAAATGGAAGCCAAAAAGAATCTTGGTCATTCCCGTTTTCAAATCGTCATTGGTGCTTAATTCACATTAAGTGAATTTTGAGGTGAAAACATGTTTGATTTTTCTGTTTCTAAACATCCGCACTTTGACAATGCATGTCGCCAGTTTTATTGAGTACTGGCTTTTCACTGATGGCCGGAACCATTGCCGCCGCGCTCACGGCGCTAACATGGCCGATAGTGGCAGTAGTCGCGGCCATTGTGGCCGGGGGCCTGCTTATCCGGAAATACTGGGAACCTATCAGCGCCTTTATTGCTGGCGTCGCCGAGGGCTTTACTGCTGCCATGGGGCCAATCAGTGCCGCCTTTGAGCCGCTAAAACCGGTGTTTAACTGGTTTAGTGACAAGGTGAAACAGCTTTCGAACTGGTTCGCTGACCTGATTAAACCGGTGAAAGCCACGCAGGAAACCCTAGATGTGGCGACCAACGCAGGCAAGTTATTCGGCGAGGGGTTAGCGGCAGCACTCAGTATACCCATGGATGCACTGAACACTCTGCGCAGTGGCATCGATTGGGTACTGGAAAAACTCGGCATTATTGATAGTAAATCTGCCGGGCTGGCCGATAACGTCCCGAAAGATAACCCTTACGCGGGCGGATACTCACCCAGTGGCGGCGTGTTATATGGCGGTTATCAGCCGGTGACTGCCAATACTGGCACCACTATCGTTGACAGTAGTGTCACCACCAACGATATCAAGGTGACTATTCCGCCGGGTATGAGCCGACAGGATGCCGAGCGAATGATGACCGATGCGCTTGCCAAGAACGAACGCGATAAACGCGCCCGCCAGCGCGGGCAGATGGAGAATTAATCATGATGTTATCACTGGGTTTATTTGTCTTTATGCTACAAACCACCCCTTATCAAAGCATGGGGCGCAATATTGATTATCGTTGGCCCACTAACAGCCGGGTAGGCTTGCGCCCGGCGGCGCAATTTCTTGGCGTCGATAGCGAAAAAATGACGCTATCCGGGGTATTACTACCGGAACTGACCGGCGGCCGCCTGTCGTTGCTGGCTCTAGAGGTGATGGCTAACCAAGGCAAAGCATGGCCGCTGATTGAGGGGAGCGGCATGATATACGGTATGTTTGTGGTTGAAAGCCTGAGCCTGACCCGCAGTCTGTTTTTTGCAGATGGCAGTGCCCGGCGCATTGAGTTCACCCTCAATCTGTTGCGGGTCGATGAGTCACTGACAGCGATGTTTGGCGACCTGCAACAACAGGCTGACCAATTACTGGGTAAGGCGACGGCCATGGCCGATAAAGCCCAGTCAGCAATCGGAGGGTTATTCTCATGATGACCGGCATGTCGCTACCGGCCGGGGCGGATATGGCCCCGGACTATATGCTGAATATTAACGCAAAAGATATTACGCAGAATATTCGCCCCCGGCTGCTGTCTCTGAGTCTGACCGATAACCGAGGCTTTGAAGCTGACCAGCTTGATATCGAACTGGATGACGCTGACGGCCAGCTTTCCATGCCGGAACGCGGCGCGGTGTTGTCAGTGTTCTTGGGCTGGAAAGGGTCGGCGCTGATTGGTAAGGGTGATTTTACCGTGGATGAGGTCGAACATCATGGCGCGCCGGATACGCTGACCATTCGCGCCCGCAGTGCAGATTTTCGTGGTTCACTCAATGCGCGGCGGGAAGTCTCTTATCATGAAACCACGCTGGGTAAGGTTGTCGCTCAGGTGGCAGAGCGCAACAACCTGAAAGCGATGCTGGCCGAGGGGCTGGCGGATATCGCTATCTCTCATATCGACCAGACCCAAGAGACTGACGCCAAATTTATCACCCGGTTAGCTTCACTGAATGGCGCGGTAGCCGCCGTCAAAGCTGGGCGATTGTTATTTATCAAGCCGGGCAGTGGTGTCACGGCCAGCGGGAAACCCATTCCGCAGATGACGATCACCCGGCAAGATGGCGACCAGCACAGCTTTAGTATTGCTGACCGGGGCGCGTATACCGGCGTGAGTGCCAGTTGGTTGCACACCAAAGACCCGAAACCGGCCAAGCCGAAAAAGGTTAAGTTGCAGCGAAAGCCTAAGTTTAAACAGCTCCGCGCACTGGAACACCCCAAAGCCAAACCGACCCGCGCCAAAGCCGCCGCAGTGAAAAAGCCGGTGGAGGAAAAACAAGGGGATTATCTGGTGGGGTCAGAAGATAACGTTTTTGCTATCACGACAGTTTACGCCACGCAAAAAGCCGCTATGCGCGCAGCTCAATCTAAATGGGAGAAGTTACAGCGCGGTGTTGCGGAGTTTTCTATCACCTTAGCCATGGGCCGCGCTGATTTATTTCCTGAAACCCCTGTTGCGGTCAATGGTTTTAAATCGGTGATAGACCAACAGAGCTGGATAATCAGCAAGGTAACGCACAGCCTGAGTAACAGCGGCTACACCACACAACTGTCTCTCGAAGTATTGTTGTCGGATGTGAGCTATGAGGCTGAATGAAATTCACAATAAGTGATTTTATTGATATTAAATTCACATAAAGCTAATTTTTAAGCGTTTGTAATGCTATCATATTTGCATAAGCAGATAGAGGAGGGGACACCAATATGATGCATTGCCCGCTTTGTAGAACCGCTGCACATGCTCGGTCTAGCCGTTACCTGAGTGAACAAACGAAAGAACGTTATCACCAGTGCACAAATATAAACTGTAGTTGCACCTTTGCTACTCATGAAACAGTTGATCGGATAATTGTTAAGCCGGGGGAAACAAAACCAGCACCACCCCATCCGAGTCGTAATAATCAAGCCGTGTTTTGGTATTAA